GTTAATGGCCTTTTGGCCGGATTAAGCGCGGCTGGCTTGTGGTCGACAGTGAAAAACACGGCTCGGAAATGACGAAGCCCCGGCGTTATGCCGGGGCATTTGTAGATTGACAGCCATTGCCCCTCTCCCCGGGCGCTCGCTGAGCATCGGGGGAGACGGGTAAGCGGCAGGCGCGGCTCCCTTCGGGTTGAGCCCCTGCCGCAAGTAAACCGAATACGAACGTGCGTTCCTAATGATTACGTAGAGAGAGCCACGGAGATCCGTGGCTCTCTCAACGTTACGCTTGGGATTAACCGGAAATATTCAGGGATGGTGTTTTCGCCATCCCTTTCTTTTTTTACCTTTCATCGCGTCTTGACGGCGACAATTTTCGCCGGCGCCCGACGGCCAGGGCCGCCAACAGCCTCGCCGACCACGTCCACAACGATTTCCTCGAACAAGGTTTGTATGGCCGCCTTCTTGTGCTCGGGTTCAAAATAGGCCCACTTGTCCCGAAGCTCGCGCGCAAACTCGATCACTTCCTGCGGTGTTAACCGCCTGACCGGATGGTCAATGGACTGCCCAAGCTGGGACAGCTGCTGCATGATGGTTTCTTCGCGGGCCCGCTCCTCTGCCATGCGTTCCCGAAGCTCGTCCATCGTGATGACGTCGTTTGCGAAAGCCATCTGCCATTTCCGCTTGCGTCGCTTGATCTCTTCCAGTTCGCGCTCCAGCTGTTCGCGCAGCTGGTCCTCATCATCGGGCCGGTTTCCGTCGTCGATCTCGACATCATATGCCCACTTGCCATCAACGATCAATTGCAGGTGGTCGAGGAGCAGGCGTTCCAGGGTATCCTCGGCGACAATGGGCAAGTCACACGTACCCAACACGAACCGGCCGCGGCAGCGATAGAAGCGATATGGACCGTTCCTTTTCCGCTTGTATTCGCCGCCGTGCATTCGTTCGCCACACCTGGCACAACGCAGAACGCCAGTAAACGGGAAGCACTTCTCTGTCTTCTCGCGGTCGATATACCGCTTTCGCATAAGCCTCCACGCCTCTTCCTGCTCCTCACGTGTTACGATCGGCTCATGATCGCCATCGATCACTATTCCGGACCAGCGCCGGCGCCCAGAATACACTGGGTTTTCAATGATCGAGCGCACGGTGAAATCAGTCCACAGTGCACCCTTCCGTGTTCGGAGTCCTTCGCGATTGAGCACCCATGCAATATGGCGTGCGCCGTGATAGCGGTACATCTCGAAGATGCGCCGGACAATGGCGGCCTCAGGCTCGTACACGACGAGCTTTCCATCTACGACGCGGTACCCGTATGGGACCTCGCCGCCGTTCCAACCGCCTTTCCTGAAATTTTTTTCCATACCCATCTTAACCCGTTCAGCAAGGTTTTCCCTTTCCCATTGCGCGATTGCTCCCACCAGCGTGATGAAAAAGCGGCCCATAGCCGTAGTTGTATCGTAAATCTCCGTAGCCGACTTCATCATCACGCCGTGCCGCTCAAAGTGCTGTATCACGTGGTAGAGATCGAGGACATTCCGCACGAGGCGGTCGAGGCGATAAATCACCACCACGTCAAACTTTCTACGTTCACAGTCCTTGAGAAGCCGCTGGATTGCCGGCCGGTTCAGGTCTTTGGCGCTGTAGCCGTCGTCGACGTACACCTCGACGATTTCCCAGCCTTGTGAGCGGCAGAAATCGACGAGCCGATCCTGCTGGGCGCCGATGGAGTGCCCTTCTCGGGCCTGCTCCTCTGTGGAAACGCGGATATAGAGGGCGGCTCGCATAGTTGTGCTTTGCTGCATACCTCTTCACCACCTCGAACATATGTTCTATCATGATTATGAAAAAGTTGAGCCCTGAATGGGCTCATTTTAGGCCTTCCTCTACCAGCTTTTTGAATGTCTCTACGTCTGCCTGTCTGCCTTGGAGTTCAGCGGTCATTTCTAAAGCCAACGTGCGAAGATCTCCGATGGCTGTCTTAAGCCTAATGTTTACATCGCTATTCTGAATTTCTTGATCCAGCTTGTCCAACTGCTCATTGTAGGTTTGCATGAACCGCGCCCAAGCTACTTCATCATAGCTCTTTTTGTGGTGCTGATAGGTCGAAAGGAGGCTTTCATACATCGCTTTGATAGCCTGTTTGGTCGTCTCCTCGTCTACATTTGGTGTGCTTTGTGTCTGTTCCTGCACCTGTGGTTGTTGCCCTTGAGCTTGTCCCTGATCCTGTACTTGCTCTTGCGTGGCTGGCGCGGTGGCCTGCTGCGTCGTGTCGTCTACCGCGCTGGCCATGGCCCAGATGACGATGGCGGCCACAACCCATACCCATCCGCGCTTCCACCATGGCTTTTTGGGTTTTGGTTTGCTCATATAAAAAAACCCCCTTTACATCGGCGTATCTATCGCGGCTGCTTGAACATCGGCGAAATACTTTTTCACCAATCCCAAAATCCTCACTTTGTTCGGCTTGACGGTAATCGGCGGATACGCAGGATTGACCGCCTGCAGGGTGACAAGCTTTTGCTTTTCGTCAACATACACACGCCTGACATGAGCTTCGTGTTCTTCATCCCACAAGACCACAGCGACTTGTCCATTTTCCACCTGTGGCTGCTGGCGAACGATAATAAGCGAACCATCAGGGATCATTGGCGACATGCTGTCGCCCTCGACATGGAGGGCGAAGTAATTACCCTTCGGCAAAGAGTTAGGTGGAAGTTCAATCCAGCCTTCTATGTGTTCGTCGGCCCAGATTGGTTCTCCGCAATGGGTTTTGCCGACGATTGGTATGCGTAAGACATCTCCCTTCTCGGCGGTAACAGTTTCGGAAGGAAGGGCCGGATTGTCTGTGCGGCCTACAAGATAGTCGACGCTAACCCCATACAATTCAGCGAGAGCAGATAAGGTTTTGGCGTCAGGCTCTCGTGTACCAATTTCGTAATTCGCGTAGGCTCCCCTGCTGATACCAAGTGCCTCGGCTACTCTCTGTTGCGTGTAGCCATGCATTTTTCTGAGATTTGCCAAACGCTCGTGAATGCGCATGGGAGCATCCCCCAAACCATTGTCCTCCATCTAGCATAACGCTTCTTTTTGACGCACGGAACAATTGCAACAAAAAGAAGCAATAACGGTTGACGAGCGTCTATACGACGCATATAATAGGACTAGAAGCTTCGATTCGACGCAAAGGAGGTGCGGAGATGAGAAAGTGGCTGGTGGAATACCGCGGGCAGAAGACACAAGAAGAAGTCGCACGGGCTTGCGGTATCCACCGAGGATACTACTCATTGATCGAAATAGGTGCGCGAACTCCCAGTGTTTCTGTTGCAAAGCGCATCGCGGCATACCTTGGCTTTGATTGGACTCGTTTTTTTGAGCAAGAGTGCGTCGAAACGTTGCAAAACCGTTCAGCGAAAGGAGCGTGATCGGATGGGCGACGTCGTGCATCTCGACATCGGGGGCCAAACCCACAGCATCCAAGTCAAGGAGTTCCGTGGTCAACGCGTCGTGACGTTCCGTGATGTGGACGAGCTTCATAAACGCCCAGAGGGGACGGCACGGAAACGATTCAACGACAATCGGAAGCACTTCATTGAGGGGGAAGACTACTTCGTCCGAAATCCGGACGAAGCAAGGAGAGAGTTCGGGATCATCGCTCCAAATGGATTAGTTCTGCTAACAGAATCCGGCTATCTCATGTTGGTTAAGTCCTTCACAGACGATCTGGCGTGGCAAGTACAAAGGGCCCTCGTCAAGAGCTACTTCCGAGCAAAAGAAGCGTTCGCGAACCAAGCGAGAGGCAACCGCCTCCGTGAACTCGAAGTCGAGGCCCGCGTGCGGAATGCGCGAGTGCGCGAAGCGCGGATGCTGCACACGATGGCCAAGGACTTCGCCGACATCCTCAGTCCTGAGGCGAAGCAGGCGATGCTGTCGCACGCGACGTTGGTGCTGACCGGTGAGCGCCTCATTCCGCTTCCGAAGGTCGAGGAGCCGCTGTTTACGGCCGAGGAGATCGCTGCCGAACTCGGGGTGAGCGCCAACAAGGTCGGTCGCGTCGCGAACAAGTACGGGCTGAAGACGGCTGAGCACGGTGTGTGGGTCCTTGACAAGGCCAAACACTGCGACAAGCAGGTGCGCACGTTCCTGTACAACGTGAAGGGGCGCGAAGCGGTCATCGAGGCCGTTAAGCGTGACCTGCGGATGATCCGGGGTGATGACAATGACCGCTAATCACCCTGGCAAGATCACGCCTTCTTATGAGGCGTGCAAAGAGTTTGTCTGCAAAGTGCTTCCGTGGATCATTCTCGATCTCAAGCGGAAGGGCAAGCTGCCGAAAGAGCAATGCGCTGCTGCGGGTGATGGGCGTAACTAACCAACCCACCACATATCCATCCGCACCGCGTGGAGCGTCGGCGAGCGGGAGCGTGCCACGATCCGAGCGGGCCAACGCTCGGGGAGCCGCGCCGCAATACATGCGGCCCCATGAGGGCCAGGTCACTGCCACGACCCGGCGTTGCACGCGGTGCGGATGCGAGGGGAGGTTGAGCAAGTCCATCGTACCGCGGCGGTGAGTACCAAACAAATCCGAACGTGTTGCCGGAGGTGACAAAAACGTGTCTCTTGCCACATCGCTCGAACGAGCGATGAAAGACTGGGCCTACACGCAAGAGGAATTGGCCGCGGAGCTCGGTGTAAGCCGATCGGCCATCAGTGCATACAAAACGGGGCGCCGCAAGATCCCCAAGGACATCGCTGCCAAGCTGGTGCAAAAGCTGGATGACGGATTCCTGGCGATGGAGTTAGCCGCCATGGCAACAGGCGGCGCCTGGGTGCGGGAACTGGACGGCGAACACGTCGACCTGCACCGGGCATCCGTAGCCGCAAAGACACAGGAAGAGCTCCGCGAAGCGCTTGAAGCTGTCCAGCGCGTCTGCGTAGCGGCTCCGCCTCGGGCTATGCCCAAGGAAAAGCTCCGGCAGTTGGAGGAGGCACTGATACAGGCGATAGATGCGATTGTCGCCCTGACCCACTACGTCGCGGTAATTTGCCGCGAGTACGGGTTCAGTTGGGTGGAGCTGTGGAGGAAGCACTTCAGAAAGCTGAAAGCTCGGAAGTACGTGAGGTGAACGAACATGACCTATGCCTGCGCAGGATGCGGCCGCGAGGCGGAAACGAACCTGCTGCCGTGCCTCTTCTGCGGGCGGAAGGCATGGCGTTTGGTGGACAAGCCCACGACACAGCCGCAGGTTTACGTGCCTGAGCACAGCCCGTGGTGGGGGTTCGGTGAGGGCCAAGCGTTTGAGGAGTACCTTGACAGCCTGCGAGGTGATCGGTCGTGAACATGGCCTTCGGAGCGTTCGCGCTGACAGCGCTTGTGCTCGGAATCATCGGCATGAAGGTTGATGGCTGGGACTGGATCATCCCGATCCTGACGGTCGCGGGCATCATCTGGTGCTACATCGATGCCGACCGTGAGGAAAAAGAAATGGCCCACCGTACGGAACGGTGAGCCATTGGCTCCGCTACTCCGAGTTTACCACGGTTCCAACCTCCCACGCAAGGCAGGGCTTCGGCCCTGCCGGTGGGCGTCCAGCGTTGGGCGCCGGCCGGTGGTGCCGAGGCGCCACCTACATACGCGAGGTCATCCGGAGCGGCCACGGGGCCGCAGGGGCGCGGGAGTGGGTAGGGCCCGCGCTGGCCTCGCAGCACAGCGAAAGGGGGTGGACAGGGCATGACGGCGCTGGAAATCCAGCGGCACATTGACTATCTCCAGCGGCTTTACGCCGAGCTGGCTGACCCGGCGGAAAAGGCCGATGTGCTCGACGACCTGGTGTTCTACCGCCAGCTTCTGCGCGAGGCCAAATAAAAAGCCCGCGCCGAAGCGCGAGCCGCCGTGTATCCCTCACCTACAGCATACCACGGCGGCTCCCGAAACACAAACCCATCGGGAGGTAGAGAGCATGCTGAATGCCCTGCAACTCGCCGAGTTGGAAGAGATCGAGACGCTGCAAACGGAAGAGCAGCAAGAGGAGCTGCGCCAGCGCTTCCGGATCGAGAACATTGACCAGCTAAACTGGGCGCTGCGCAAGCTGGCCGCCATCAAGGCCAAGGAAAACGAGGTGCGCCGCCTGGCGGACGCCGAGCGCCAGCGCATCGCCGAGTGGGAGCAGAAAGAACTGGCCGTCCTTGAGCGCGACCGGGCCTTCTTCGAGGGGCTTGTGCAGGAGTACGCGCTTACGCAGCGCGAGGCTGATCCCAAGTGGAAGGCCAGCACGCCGTATGGGCGTGTGTCCTTCCGGCGCCAGCCGGCCAAATGGCAGTACGACGACCAGAAGCTGCTCGAGTATCTGAAAGCCTCCGGCCGCACGGAATTCGTGCGGATCAAGGAGGAGGTCAACAAGGCCGACCTGAAGCGCGCACTGAAGGTGCAGGACGGCCGTGCCATCGATCCCGAGACCGGCGAGATCGTGCCTGGCATCGTGATCGAGGAGCAGGCCGAGAAGCTGGTCATTGACGTGGCAGAATGAGGTGATTCAAAGAGGTGCTGGGCAATGGGATTCTGTCCGAAGTGCGGCAAGAAGAACCTCGGGCGATCTGACACGGGATGGGTCGAGATCGGTGAATGGGACGGGTATCAGTACGAGCGTGAGTTTTACGTGGACGGCTACCGTTGCCGTTCGTGTGGCGTGGAATTCTTCGTCCCTGGAGATGTCGTTCTGTGTGTTGTCGCCGAGTGAGCCGAAACGCCGCCGGCGCGCCCGGTGGCGTCGCGGGAGGGGTGGCCGCCTCCCGCCTGATGAGGCAGGCCGCGGCGACTGCCCGACAGCGTGCCGCCGTTATGCCGCAACTCAAAACCATCAAGGAGGTGTAAAACCCTCCGGATCGGTAATGGCTGGGTCGGTGACACCGGTGATGGGGTGCGGCGGCACACGGGCCAAAAAATCTCGCGGAAAGGAGGTGAATCCTCCACCTTTTGGATCACCCCGACGGGGCCAAGTGAGGTTCATATCCGGCCAGCCGGGGGCCGTAAACCCCGGCAACCAATCACAGAAGGTGACCAAAAATGGTCAGGCTCTATAGCGTTGAGGATCTGAGCGGTGACAAGTTCCTCGACTATGCAGGGTTTTGGTATCTGAGCAACATCCCTCTACGCATCACGCTTGATGAGTGGAATGCCATGTTGGACGATTGTTGGCCTCCTATCGATGGCCTGAAAGTATTCGCGCACCCTTTGTTCACATTGCGGCAATGGTTGTCCTGGGATCCGCATTTAGACTACCACGAGTTATTTGAAGTGGTTTTGCGACGGGGAGGGAAATCGAAACGATTTATCCCTTCCAAACGCGACCGATACCGTGCGAGAAAAGACGTCCTGGCATATCTCATCAAGCATGGTTGCGTAGAGATCATCGAGCCAAAAACAAAAGACCCGTCTTGACGGGTCAACGGAGGTCGTCTTCGGTTGACTTATTTTCCAGTATACCAGACGGCCTCCAGAAGAAAAAGCGAACAGGAGGCGAACACTGATGCCCAATCTACCGACGCAACAACCGGCCAGCATGCCGGCGAACGTATCCATCATTGACTCGGTAGACCTGAGGCAAGTTGAGCAAATCATGCACAAGATCGCCCAATTTCAGATGGCCATCCGAAATACACTGCTTCCGAACCATGACTACGGCGTCATCCCGGGTGCAGATAAACCTACTCTTCTCAAACCTGGAGCCGAAAAAATCCTCATGCTGTTGGGATTGTCTTCAGAGTACGAGTTGATTCAGCAAGTGGAAGATTACGAGAAAGGGTTCTTTGCCTATACGGTTCGCTGCGTACTGTCTCGCAACGGATTGAAGATCACAGAAGGCGTTGGCCATGCCAACACGCGCGAACGGCGCTACACAGTCGTGAAAGACAAAAGCAAAGAACCACGCGACCCGTTCAGCTTAGCCAATACCGTCCTCAAGATGGCCAAAAAGCGCGCGCTCGTAGATGCGGCGCTGACGGTGGCAAGCCTGTCGGACATCTTCACGCAAGACCTCGAAGATTTGATCGAGGATGATGCGCAGCAACAAGGGCGGAAGCAAAACGGCGGACAACGCCGCAACGGCAATGGCCAAATGCGAAACCCTGATGGCCCGGCCACGGAACAACAAGCCAAAGCGATCCATGCCATCGCCAACCGGGTCGGTCTCACCGATGACGAGCTGAAGGGCTTGCTGGAATCGCAGTTTGGGGTCAGCTCCACGAAAGAACTGACCAAGCAGCAGGCCAGCAGCCTGATCGACCTGCTGCAAAAGACGCCGGCCGACCAGCTGCGTCAGCTTGCCGGTACGGCGCCAGCCAAAGATCCAGCGGACGACCTGTTCGGCAGCGAGCCGGTCGACATCGCCGACGACGACCTACCGTTCGAGTGATACGCGCGGGCGGGGCGTAGCCGCCCGGCCAACACCGTGAGGGGAGGGGAAAGCGGTGGGGTATTCGGTGGTCCAGATGATCCGAGCCATTTACAGGCCGGATAACGGATTGAATGAGCATGAAAAGGTCGTGATGACCTGCCTTGCCCAGCACGCTAACGAGCAGGGAACGTGCTTTCCGTCGATCACCACGGTAGCAAAGGAATGCAGCATATCACGCAGTACAGCCTTGCGCGCTATAGAAGGGCTAACGAAAAAGGGATGGATTATCCCAAACAAACGAAACGGCTGCGTGACTACCTACACGTGCCGTATCCCTGCAACCGGTATCCTACAGGAACCGGTATCAGACAGATACCGGTATCACACAGAAACCGGTATCTCACAGACACCGGACCAGTATCCCACAGACACCGGTCAACCGGTATCAGAGAGGAACCGGTATCAGACAGAAACCGGACCGGTATCAGACAGACACCGGACCGGTGTCTCTCAGACACCCGAAGATACCCAAGAAGTAAATAAATATGCTGCAGCAGCAATATATAAGGAGCACCAGCAGCAGGAAAACATTGTCACGGCATTCGAACGGTGCTTCGGTCGGTTCCCGTCCTCGTTCCAGGTTGAGGTGTTCGAGTCCTACGTGGCCGATGGCCTTAGCGAGCAATTGGTTATCCATGCGATGAAAAAGGCGGCGATCGATGGAAAGGGCCCGCGCTACGCCGAGGCCATCCTGAAAGACTGGTTGGCTAAGGGCATCCGGACGGTGGAGCAGGCTGAGCGCGAGGAGCGCGAGTGGCGCGCACAGCAGCAGAAGGTGGTGCCGCTTAACCGCCAGCAACAGAAGCAGGACCTGGATTGGACGCCGCCTTACTGGCGCGAGTATGTGCCTCAGGATGAGCCAAAGCCGAAGTTCGACATCCTCAAGCTTGACGTGGACAAGCTGCCGCTGCTGAACGCGAAGCAGCGGGCTCACCTGAAGAAGCTCCAAGAAGAGGAGCGCAAACGCCGGGCGCAGGCGGCGATGAAGGATGCTGCTAACGGTTCCGCATGATACCGAGCTCGAACAGTACGTGCTTGGCTGCATCCTCTACGAGCCTCGATGCTTCGCCGAGATCGAGGACATATTCAACCCGCGTTTCTTCTACGTGCCGAAGCACGTGGCCATTGCCAAGGCCATCCAGCGCATCTGGAGTGAGGATCCGCAAAGCCTCAGCTATGTGGCCGTGGCTCAGGATCCTGAGGTGCGCGCAGCCCAGGTTAAACCATCGGAGCTAACCCAGTATGCGTCGAGCGTGCCGTCGGTGGAGCAGGTGCGCTGGGCTGCGGAAAAGCTGCGCGACATCGCCATCGTGCGGGCGCTGGTCGAGTTGGGCCACGAGATGACGCAGAAGCATGACCTGCGGGATACGGACGAGATCCGGCGTGAGTTGCAGCGGTTCGAGGCGAAGCTGGCGCGGATCAGCGA